AAAGGCGGTCGTTCTCTTAATAGAAGCTTTGCCGGTAATGGTTCGAGTCGAGGTAACCTTAATACTGGCTTTACCGGTTTGAGTACGAGAGGTTGTAACTTTGATACTGGCTTTACCAGGTTGAGTTCTGGAAGTCGTGACACCGCCACCACTAGCGGGAGGAATTTGAAGTTGAGCAAACGAGACATAGCTCTTTACTACAATACTAGCCTTGCCAGTTTGCGTTCGTGTTGTTGATACGGGCCCTAATTGCCGAGCCGCGGGGAGCAGTGGTTGGAAAAACCAGGACATTGGATTGTCGCTTTCTTAAATTACGCCTATGGTATTAGGCTATTATGCAACTTGCCTTATGGAGTATCGAATCCCCGGGGCTCCAGTTCCCGCTGTTAGTTTCAATGTTACATCCCAGCCATTAAGTAAAATGAGGGACGGACTGACCCATATGAGGGGTGCTTGAGGGCCTAATAGATTAGATTGATAGACGAGTTGTTGAGCATCTGTTGTCGTGACTTTCTCATATATCTTAATTTGTAGTTCCTGCCCCGCCAGAAGGCCCGAACAACTTAGGAAAACCTGATATACTCCATCCGTTGTTATGGGTACTGGAGTGAGGTCTCTGTTGGAGTTGTTGGGGCAAGACCATTCGCTACCCGATGCATAAATTTGACCTGTGTAAAGTTCTGCTAAAGCCATGTTATTATTCCTTTTATTTTATCCACCACAACCATATACAATTGCCGCCGAGGATGAGTCTGGAGTTCCGGAACAGGCTCCACGTACATACACTAAAGCTCCGGCACGTGCGGAGTATGCTGGAATGCCCATGCCCCCACCCTGCGGATAGCCGGCTGCTTCCACCGTACCGATGTTGACGTACTGAGCATCGGAAATTACGATAATCTTATCCGTGGCGTTTCCTACGGCGACATCTATATAATATGTTACGGCAGTTAGCGACGTATCCGTAAAATTGAACCCGGCTTGCCACCACCATAAACCGCTATCGTTTGCAGATATGGTTCCGACCTGAGTCCATGCTCCTTTTGCCCCGGCGGAGCCTGCGGTGAAGGTTGTTCCCGTGGATGTTGCCGCCGTGGCGCCAAAGGTCCTCACCACCGTGCCTACCTTCATAGCTTCAGCATTCATGGGTTCGCCCCAGAGGGATATAGATACCCCTATCGTAGTATTGGCAGCGAGCTCTTGAACATTCATTCCTATAGAGGAGCCAGCTTTAATGAAGAGCGGAAAATAATAATTCTGGCCACCTTGAGTTTCAGATACCGAATTTACGATGAGGTTCGCGATTCTTGGAGTACTTTCCCAGCTCGTTCCTCCCGCCGGGTCTACAAATAAGTTGGCGAGATATTTCCTATTTGAACCCGAAACAAACGCCCGTTGGAAACGAATTGCTATTCCATATACATCATTAACTATTATAGAACTGGCGCATACCGTAGATGTAACACCTACCGTATTCGCAGAACTTCCTGCTTGAATTGTTCTTCCTCTTCCTGCTTCTGTATAAAGTCCGCTACCTTGAACGTGCCATGTAAGGCAAGAGGACATTGGTACGAATAACATTGTATTTTTCTCCTTATGGACCCGCTGTAAATCTTAAACGTAAATTGGTGTAATCAGTAATGGTTGCCACGTTCGCCGGAGTAACTAGAAATCCCCGTGTAGCAAAAGACGTTGTTAAATTTGTAAACGTCTCCTGTTGTATCAATGCGGCCCCCTGATATAGTCCTACAACGAGACTACACGAAGGATTATCTGCCTTAACATGTATTGTCACAACATGGCCTGATACACTAATGGGCGTGAATAAGTTACTCAACTTAACCTCAGATGAATTGCTTGCAGTATTAGGACTATAAATATATTTCGGATCTCCTGAAATAAGTCCGCTGATTGTTGCGTATAGGGCCTCCGTAGATGAGGAAATCCAATTTCCTAGAGTTATGTCTGAATTTGGAATTCCATATTGAGACGAAGCGCTAGCAACATTTGTTAGCCCTGATATTGTTCTATCGTTCGTCGCTCCCGCAGCCGTCATGAGCGTCCAGGCTACCGAATACCACGTATTAGCTGAAGGAAGTCCGGGGGGTACTGTTGCCGCATCTCTTATATCCCAGGTCATTGTAACACTTGTGCCGGAATCTTTCTCCGAACCAACAATATCATCGGATGGAGAATATTGCGTACGCGCCATCTGGCCTGAACCATATACAGGATATCTTAGTCCGGATGTAGCTGAACCATCGACTACAAGGTTTCCGGCGGATGAGGCTAAGGTGTTAACAATTAGAGCAGTACCCGCTCCAGTACTTTCCGTATAATTATCTGCTCCAAAGAAAGGCGATGACTGGCTAACTTTACCTCTAATAGTTGCCCAGCCAATCATACGACATGCGGCTGTAGGTGTAGCCGTGATGGTAATATTTCCTGTAACGGGAGAACCGAGCGATAAATACCAATGCTCCAATGTATCAGAAGTATCCGTTACCCCCTGATTACGACTTTTTAGGGTCATATTGGCGCCATTATATGTTGTGGCCGTTGTTTGGGGAGGGCCGCCTATCATGCGAATAATAACATCGGCGTGGGCGCTCGACAGCCCGGTGGGCACATTGAGCGTGATGCTCATGGGATTGGTATTACTTACACCTTTAGCATTATGCGCTTCAGCCCCAAAGATAATTCCTGCGGTAGATGGTACCAGCGATATTGCGGTATATGCATTATTTCTAGTGCTGTCGCCATCTGTTGAAAGGTCCCATCCAATAGTATTCGAGGAAAGTCCTGGGGTTTCCCCCATAAGATTAAGACTATCATAATTACTTCCGACAGAAGGGCCCTGCTGTCGACGTACTCTTACATGTTGAATACCGGAAGCCGTATTAGTGGAAGGATTGGTATGGAAATATGTACCTAAGTCATCAATAATAACGTCACCTAGGGCACTGTTCAGTGTAATCGCCGCTACGTCACTGAGGCCAGAAATTGTGGCACCCCCTCGAATGGGTGTTGTTTGATCGACTCCATAATACGAAGCTAAATTAGCGGACAAAGAACCGTTTGAAACTATACTAACACTAAACGTTTTATTTCCCGTAGCCGGGGCTTTCAAATACCAAAGACCGTCATACGATTGACTGGGACTACCGCCATCAAGTATTGCAGTACGATTATACTCAGTGAGTGCAACACCGTCCCAGGTAACTGAGGTAGGAAATACACCATTCGTATCAGATGCGTGGGAAATGCCCGCAACTAGTAAACGGTCAGCGTTATTACCTATCGTCATATTTACCGTATAAGTTCCAGAACTTTCGGCTGTTCCGTTATTCAATCCTGATACGGTGTCTCTAAATATTGGCATTAATTAGTTCTCGTCATATTGTAAAGTTATAGTGACTGTAGGGCAATCACCTGCAGCCGTGGAGCCATTAGTTTGCATTTGCGTTGTAAGGTAGTTTGTATACAATGGATTTGCAGTACCTGATGTAGCTTTTCCTATGGTGTTCGGGCTGGTAGGTCCAAAATAAACTGGCACGCCGGAACCAATAGCTGTAACGGCGGTCATGTCTACAATAAGGCTTATATTAACACCTAAGGCTGGAGTTGTATATCCTAATTGATTATTTCCGGCAGGTGCGCCTTTTAGAGTAACCGCGGTAGCAACCAGGGATCCGGCTGTATGCGCCCATTTACCATTCGAGATCTGGGTAAACGTTCCATAGAACATTCCATATTGCCATTTATCGTATGAAGTGTCTAAATATCCTATAGGAGCTGATGAGTATGGAGTTGTCGTATCATCGGCATTTTTCCAATTTACATTGGTTACACCAGAAGTTGTTGTTGCAGGACCAACTCCATTATCTTCACACCAGTTGAATGCTGCTGCCACTATTAACCTTTAGTTTAAATAAAAAGGCGAACACCATGGAGTTGGCGTTCGCCCTGTTGCATTGAATTGCTCTATGGATCAGCTATTGAATTAGCTTATATTGATTACACGTTGTATATTTTCTCCGGTACCAGGAACGTTTCCTTGCCATCCGAAGTGGTATTGCACATAATGACTTTGTTCTTCGTAATCTATATTGACATTATGTGTGTGCCTGCGAAAAAATACTAATCTTCTATTTTCAATAGGTGCATCATATACTTGAAAGGCTATGCCGTCAATCTCAAAGTGGCCATCATCTAAACTTACGGAATATTGGTGACCATCTCCGTGAAGTGCAAAAGCCACTATGTCTTTTTCTCTTTGCAGCACATCATAGAACTGAGATTTTTTAGGATTTGTTAATGAAATATCGTGCTGATCTTGGTAGAAAATAGTGCCGTCATTGTATTGAGCGGCAAATAAATATTTAAGCATTGTATTGTTTTGTTTTGGTTAATTCTCGTCGTAACGCAAAGTAAAGGTTAGTGTGGCAGTATCTCCTGCGCTCGCTGACGCTTGTGTATCCATTTGCGTTGTAAGATAGTTAGTGAAACATGGATTTGCAGAACTAGATGCTTGTTTGCCAAATATCTTGTCTGGACCCGTAGCCCCAAACATTACGATTGCGGCATTCGTTGGAAACGATGCATTCGGCGGCGTGTAGTCTCTTGTAAGATTTGCATTTTTGGTAGTCGATGGGGTAGTATATACCAACGCTAATCCAGATGTTGTCATGGAGACCATGCCGCTAACTGCAAGTCCAGTACCTAGAGTTCCGGAAGTATGATCATAGAATCCATTTTGAATTGTATTGAATGTTCCATAGAAAATACCATACTGCCATTTCTCGAATGAGTTTGAACCCGCGGTGATAGGGGCCGCTGTATATGCAGTGCCTGTGTCATCTACGTTCTTCCAATTTACGTTCAAAAGTCCTGAGGATAGGGTTTGACCTGCTCCATTTGCCTCGCCCCAATTAAATGCTGCTGCCATAGAGTTACTCCTTATTATATGTTATTGTACTATTTTTCTTCCGTAAAGTCAAGACTCACGAGTCGGTAATTATTTCACTTCTGCATCATGCCCATTACCATTTCCGTTACCATTTCCGTTACCATTTCCGTTTCCGGGCCTGGTCTTTTCATAGACCTTTAAGCCAAGCATACCCATAATTGTAGCGGCCCAGCCCCAAGGCATGTCCGGAACTATTAAGGCAGTCCCGGGCGTGAAGGTGATTGCAAGAGCTACCTTCAAGAAAGCTATGAGAAATACCCACACGAGGGCGAGTTCTATAACCCGTTTTGAACTAAATTTTCCGGCCAATCCCTTTTCATAACTTTCTGATAATCCAGATTTTAACCATTCTATTTGATTTGCTACCCAGTTCATTAATCCCCCGATTTTATTATATTATAGTCATTTTTATAAATAGTGTCAACGGCTATAAATAGAAAAAGCGGCCAGGGGAGGCCGCCTTCTCTACTGATAGGGAGAGGTAAAGATTACTGGGTAAGAGTAACCTTCGCGATTGCGTTAGTATTGATGATTGCTTCTGCAATCGTCTCATACGCAGACCACTTAATAAGATTACGTTTCTTCTCCACCCAGAACTTTGTATCGTTAAGGATGTAGAATTTGCCTAGGAACTCTTGGCTAGCGAATGCATAGATTGATTTTTCGGGAACTAAATCGCCCTTATTCGTAACGATGAGTTTCTTGCCTAGAAGCGTATCATATTTAAAGCCATTGATGTACTGCTCACCGGCTACTGCCGAACCAATTGTGGTGGCCGGTAGTGCCATGAACTTATTGAAATCTGCAAGATTCATCAGCACCAGGTCAGTCTTAAGTGGTGATGTTGTAGAGATTGCTTCAAGTGAATTGAAGAGCTTTACAAACGCACCAATTTCGATCGTACCTGCTGTTGCTGGTGTATATGTGACAGACTTTCCTGATAGTGCAACTGCTGCATTGACCCCTGTCATGAATGCAGTGTCTTCGATTTTCTGAATGTCTTTGATCGAGTTACGCTCAATGACTTCGGTAACCGGCATTTCGTAGGCTAGAAGTTCTTCCTCTGTTTTCTGGAATTCTTCTGACGAGACGTTGAAGAACTGTACTTCAACTCTCTGACCTTCAACATAGCGCACATCGGGATTTCCACGAAGGTTGATCATCATCGCTGCTGAATCAGGTTCGATGTCCACGATCTTTACTAGTTGATCCCACTGTACCGACCGCTGAAGATCAGCTTTCGTTACATACTGGGGGTTGATAACTTTACGCGCGAACGAAACTTCACGAAGCTTCGTGCGAATAAATGCGGCCGTTTCGGCTGCTACTTTTTCGTGCTCGGAGTCCAGCTTTTGGACGAAGAGCTCGTTTAATGTTCTTGGATTGACATTTTCCATAGTGAGCTCCTCTTATATTACGTATATGTCCATAGCGGTCACCGAGTTGCCTAGGTATGTATAGGCATAAGGTGCTTTAATGCAGAATGCAACGTTATTTGCGTTTACGCTGCCAGACGAAACCAGTGCGCCGTTCGTGGATACATCAAGAGGTGCTCCTACGACTGGCGTTCCAGTAAATTTAGTTGTACGCGCGAAATACTTGCCCGACAGAACTGTCGCCTGCTTTGTATTAAGAACGTCCGGGGCCCATTTACCCACAGTTTGATCTCTTTGTGATTCATTGAAGACAGGCCATGCTAGCGGTGTTGCTATCTGGGTCAAGAATGCAGTACCCGTACCACTGAGGGTTACCCATGATCCTTGAATACCAGATGCTATAATGGATGCCGACACATCAATCGTTAGATCTTTGCGGGTGAGAAGAGCTAGATCTGATAGAACTAAAAACATTTAGTTATTCTCCTTCGGTTAAAAATGCGGTTAGAGGATCTAATCCGCGTCCATCCGTGTGTTCGCTTAACTTTCCAAACCCAGAAAAGAAACCACCCTGATAGAGTTCTGCTGCTTTTTCCATTATCACTAGATCCTCCAGTGACTTTTGTCTCAGTTCGCTGAGTTTACTTAAAATCTCTTCGGTAGAGATTGTTTCATTTTCTAAGAGCTTTTGAAGAATATTTTCCGCGGCTGTTTCTCTAGCGATCTTCTCGCGAAGTCCCTTGATCTCATCACGCTGATTCCTCAAAGTGGATGCGGCTTGTTTTAAAATTTCGCCCTTAGTTTCCATTTTTCTCCACCATGTCTGCAACTACTGCAGCCTTTACTAAATCATCTATTAGAGTATCCTCTTCGGCAAATGCTTCAAGGTACTCCGCCAGTTTCTCTACTTCTTGTTCATTGACTTCGTGCTTTTCAGGAACCGGGGTCACTGGAGCTGTGGAATCAATGAGTTCACCAAGCTTCATGGCCTGCTCCTTTCCAGATTAAGCCGTTATGGCATTATCGAGTCTCTTTAATACAGGAATAGGGTCTATCCCTATGTTTTTCAACTCATCTGCAAAGGAACTAAAGATAGCGAATTCTGCTTCTTTTTTCATGGCAGCTTGCTGATCCTGGGCGATGAGAACTTGCGCAAGTTTTCTGAGATCCTCCGAGGTATAATTAGTACCATATTCAGATTCCAGTGCCGCTTGTGCAAGTTTTACATATCCAGATAAAATTTCTTCAGCTGCTTTATCCATGGGAGTTATTCGCCCCCACGTTTTGAATCGGCCTTGATTTTCTCAAGAGCTTCTTCCTTTGAAGATTCTTTCTTTTCTTTTTTTTCTTTTTTTTCAGCGGCTTCTTTTTTCATATTCTCAAAATAAGTATGAGCTAATTGGCGCCCGATCGAATCGTATTCAGCAACCTTTTCTTGTTCCTGAACAATTTCCGCATCTCGAACCATTAGACCATTAGCCAAAGATGCGACGTCATTAACGTCATAATCCTTGCCATATTCTTCTGCGAGAAGAGATTCTGCCGTTTCAGCATATTTGGAGAACATCTCTTTAAGATTGCTCTGCACTTCTGCCGCTTCGGCCTCTTTACGCATCGTTTCGTAAACTTCTAGTAGGCGTGACATAGTTGCCCTCCTACCTTAGTTTCCGAAAAAGTAGCTATACAAAACGTCGACTGCTGCTGATGCTTTCTTTTCCGGTGCCATATCTGCTGCAACTGGCGGATTTTCTGCCACTGACGCTGGAGTTGGCATGACAATATGTCCACCTGAAACTTCAACTTTTCCTGCGGGTGATAGATCTGCTTCTGCTCCCTGTGTTAAGGCGCGAAGCTGTCCAACCACTGCACCGACATTTGCAAGCTGGATATCTTGATCAGATACTTGAACTGCGGGATTTTCTGGTACCGCTGCGGTATTAGGAGTAACCCCCGTAACGCCTACTGCGATCTTTTGTAGTTCATCGGCAAATGCAGCCGCCATGATACGACCAGCCGCATCGTATTCTTCGGCTAACTTGCGCAACTCGGTATCTTCGCTGACTTGGATTTCAGCAGGAGTTGCTGCAGGTGCAGGAGTAGCTGTTACTTCTGGCGCTTGTCCGACTTTTTGTAGCGTTGCTAGTACTTCTGTTAATGTTGTTGCCATATTGGTATTTACCTCCGTGATATATGGTTAGGTATTAGATTATACATAATTTCCACTTTAATGTCAAGGGTTTGTAATCCCCACAACGTCATTGTAGAGCTCTTCGAACTTTTCGGGGCCCAGTCCATAGACTACCTTATCTAGAGAGCCCAAATAACTTGCAAGTTTGGATCCTACATCTTTCTTAATGTGGGGCCAAGCCCAACCATGCGCGCCTAATGTCCCTGCAGCTGCTAGGAATGGATGTTTGCGAACCAAGTCTTCAAATTTAGAGATTGGTTTACCTTCTTGCATCTTATTCTCTATATGGCCGGCGTAGATATATGAAGCCGGAACCGCAACCACAATTTTCTTAGCTATATCAGGAAATTTCTTTACAGCAGTTTCTCCAACACCTGCTTCTTTTTTGTGGAACAATACTTTTCCTAGTCCTTCCGTGCCCATGGCTACCGCGCCCACAAACAACGGGACTAGCCAGGGATTCTGTAAAAGGAATTTATCATAATCACCGAAGTGCCCAAATACTTCGGAACTGACATGTCCTGACTGAACTACTTTATTCAGAAGAGTACCAAATCCAGCATAAAGTCCACCTAACCCAATCATAGGAAGGAGAGGATTTTTGGTTGGAGCATACATTGATGGACGGGGTCCCTTTGGTATTCCTACTCCAGGTATCTTTTGTACCATTGTTCCTATGAGACCCTGCTTTGAAGATTCAATGTCTGCCCTCTTCACCATAACGCGCCGAATGATAAGCGGTTTGGTAAGAGCTATCTCAGGAAGATAGTCTAGCATGTTAGCGGCCAATTCATGATTGAATCCGTCTAGAGTAATATCTATAGGAATTTGTGGCTGTTCTTCCATATCCATAATCATGGCGCCTCTCTCGAGAACTTGATCGGCATATGGTTTTCTATCCATGTTTACAAGAACTATTCTCTGAAACTCTTCTGGTCTTGGCATAACTCTTAATCCCAAGAATGTGGAGAGTATGTCCTTAAGAGAATGTTGTTCCGCAATCTTATCAAGCAACTCCACTGGGAGTTTCTTTTGAGAATCAAGAATTAGGCTATGTGGATCTGCTGAGAAAGCTTCGATGGTTGCGGGTACTTCTTTCGTTAATGCCGATTCCTTCAATCCACTTTCCTTAAGAAAGTCTTCCCCAATTTGTGCTGAAGGAATGACGGATTCATTATCATCTGTATCGGGCACATGTTCCGCCGATGCAATTTTTGCGATGGTGCCTGCAACACGATCGGCAGGAATTCTCACTTTGGAAATATCGAAGAAATTTAAACGATCATCGTTAATTGCCATAACCCTCCTGCCATCGGGAAGAACTTTACGCATTTCAAATTTAAGGTGGTCACAATATTCATGTATATTTTTTGATCTATTGCCACAAATGGAGCATTTGTCAGAAGGAGTTCGTACGCCCATGGAGACGGGGAAGAGCTCACCTGCATTAAGTGCTTCCAATATATCTTGTGATTTTTTGTTATCTAGCGCAATCACAAGTTCTACACGATGCATGTCGGGATTATGAGAAGCATAGATAACTTTTCCTGCTGATTCTTCCGGATTTTTGTTTTTATGATGTCTGTAGAAGTGAGCGTTCTTTTCAAACGTCTTGTGATACTTTGTCAGTTGGTCGTCGGAAAAATAATCTCCATTCAGATTGGGGCCGTAGAAATCTCCCGAAGTCATGGCGTTGACAAGGATATAGGTATGATCGGCTTTCTTCTCCATAGTGGAGATGAAGTCTTCGACATCTGGTTTATATCCCGCATTCTTCTCTAAAAGATCGCCGTTAAGAATACGTATTAGTGGATGGCCTTCTTTATCTGCCGATGCAAAAGTTGTGAATTTTATCATTATTATAAAGCCAATCTTAGTTGTTTGGGATCAAAATATGTAGGTGACTTCGCGAAATCTATGGGACTTACTGCTCCACCCGCCTTAGGTTTAAACGGAAGGAACAACGCACCGAGTGGTGTAGTATATTCTGATTTTTCTTTGTCTCGAATGTCCGACTGATTCTTCTGCACCAATGTTGCCTTCTCTACCATCTCGGGTAGCGGTCCGCCTGCAACGTGGTGCATCTGAAGAGCTTGTTTAATATATGCTCCAGCTGCCAGAGGAGATTGTGCCATTGTTGGGCTGAAGTGATGAAGAGCTTCAAAATATTTGCGTGCAAGATTTTCTCTTTCTTCGGTTTCTTTAAGTTCAGGGTGATCCACGAGAACGGCTTGAAACATCGGCTCCATGCTTGCACTTAATTGATGCTTATCCCAGGCATGTTCCATTGCTTGGATGCCCATGTGGATTAGAGAACCAATGCCCTGAACGCCACCAAACGCTATAGCAGCGGTTGCGGCGACACCGGCATGTGAATGTAAATGTGGTTCCATGGCTTTAAAGAATTCAGATATACCGGCATGTTTTTCAAGTTCGGCTTTAAATGCCGCCATTTTAATCATGGTAGCTGCAGATACATTTCCTTTTTTATGTTCTTCAACAATTTCAGCAACTTTAATCATGTATTCTCCTTAGCGTGCATACTGTACTGGAACTGCGCCCATTGGCATGGATGCTTGATTTTTTTTATACTCAGTCATGTGATGTTCTAATGCCAATCCACCAACAAGGCCTGTTCCGCCTATAAGTGCAATTTTCTTTCCCGCCGATAACCCCTTTTTAGCAACTTCCGCGGCCGGCATTGCAGACTTGAGTAAATGTTTGGTTTCTGGAAAGCGCGCGGCGCAACTCCTCATACCCTCATAAACTTCCGCCCTCTTCTCCCGAAGAGTAACAAATTCCTGCGTATCTTTAACAAGTGCGCCCGCCTGTTTAATAATTGGATTTTCGGAATTAACAGAACCGTGATTTGTTTCGGCGAGTATGAGTTGTTTAGGATATATTTCTTCAGCTAATTTTTCCTGACACTCCTTGAGTACTTCTGTGACCACAGGAGAATCATATACTGCATTAACTGCTGAGCGTATATCGCCAAATGACGTTCCGCCTAAATAGGCTTGTTTAACTAAGTGGTAAAGAATCTCTGTATTCTGTTGAAAACGGATATCAACCTCATCGAGTGAATTGCCCAATTGCTCATCCAGGCCTGCGAGTTTAACTGCTTGCTGATGTACGATTGTATGGTCGAACGGCTTCTCTTCTTCCGAAGCAATTTTTTCTAGGAAGGATCCTTCGAGGGTCTCTTCTTGCGGTAATGAATCATAATCATCGGTAATAATTTCTGCGATCTTTTCAGTCCCATGAACTGCCGATGCGACCTTTTCGGCCGAGGCATTTTCAAACTGAACATACTTGTCTGAGGATTGATTCATGAGCTGAACATATACCTCGGTATTCGCGCCCTCTACTACTCGTGCAATTTGGTCATGATTCAGACCATGTTCTGAAGCGATTTTCGTAATAGTTTCATTAAGGGGTTTTGCCTCTTTTAAGAAGGCACGTGCGGATTCTTCGATATAACGATCCATTGCATCGGTTGTGAACATTAGAGATTCTCCGTTTTAGTTATTATACTGATTTTTTGCGTGTTTGTCAAGACACCCGTTAATTGCCAATTGGTTCCGGCGATATAGTCCTCATGTAAAGTTCGGCTATAATATCCCCATATAGTATGGAGTGAAAAGTATCGTCTGGCGCGGAATTAATAAATCGATACTTTCCCTTTTCCTCATCATAGTCTATCATAATGCCTAGTATATCTTTAGCAAATGGCTGAAAATCTTCCCATTGTGGGAATATGATTTGACGATTCTTAATCTTGTTGAAAAGCCAGGTCATCATTCTATTTCGGCTGAGTGTATACGCATTTATTTTTTGATTCCAAGACATCATTTGTTTTTGATTCCCTTGGTGAAGAAGTGCGATTAAGCGTGTAGAGTTGGCTAACCTTCTTCTGATTTCTGAATTAACTGATTCACCAAAACCAGCATCAGCCCCAATAAGCATGCAATTCCAACGGGCGAACTCAGCGGGGATTGTTCTGTGTATGTACGCATAGTCAGATTCCTTTCCTTCATATTTTTTCAAATAAAGAACTTCGGTCATATTACCCTTCTTCTGGATAATTGATTCCACAGTTTTGGAATTCTCCGAATTGATAGGTCCCCAGTCCATTCCCATGAAGGTAGGATATGATCCGGTATAACTATCAGGGCCATGGCGCATAGGTCCTCCTGTACAACAGGCACGTATCTCCCTTTCGGTAATGGGCTGTACTCCCGCATCGTAAGGAAGTCCTATGTACTCGTTAAGGAAGAGTCCTCGAGGTTTCTGCTGGAAAGGAATAACGACGTCTTTTTGCCAATCAACCCAGGGAGAATGTGCGAACATTAAAACAGATATTCTAAAACCTTCGAAAATGTATTGCCCGGTTTTTTCAGATACGTGTGATTTGGGATTCGTTCGCACCCACTGTCCATTGCGTGCATCGAGCGACTGATGACATTTATTACATCCTAGACCCCAAGGCTGTATATTATTTTCTGTGAGATAGTTCCAATATTGACAATGAGCGCATAGAACGAACCATTCATTTTGTGTGGATGCCGTCCAACGAGAAGCGAGCGTACCAATAGTCCGTTTGGGAGTGCCAGCATATAGTGTCCGTTTATACAGCGAACGTGACATGGCCTGTTGTATAACGGATATATTGTCGTCAGGAATGTCCTGAATCTCATCAGCAAAAATCTGATCAACAGAGAGACCTCTGGCCTTGTCAGCGGAAGCTGCAGCATATCGGAAATACATCGAGGAACCATTAATGAACCTCTTATGAAAAACGTTCTGTATTTGGCTCGAGTTAACATAGTGTCGTTTAATTATTGGGCTTTGTTCGATCACAGGAGAAACTCTATCATGACTGAACACCTTAACCTGCTCTACTGTAGGTGCAATGTAGAGAGTACGAAATCCTCCGGAGAACTCCGGACGTACCTGTGGCATAATGCACATCTTACTCACGGCGAGATTTGCCAAAGTTGTGGAATTATGTGTCACTAAATTATCTATTAAAAATGTATTATGCGGATATTCCATTTCTATAGATGTGGTGGATTCGGGGATGGATATTCCGATTTCTACAATCCGGTCGTATATGATGTCTGCATCATAGATAGTTTTTAAATAATCATCATGAAGATTTTCCTTCAATTCCCTAAGTTTAGAGTAGGTTAGATCGTATCCTAATGACCATTGTGTCCATCCATGATCATGTCTGGAATTCCTTAGATTACCGTATTGTTGTTTCTTTAGTTTCTTAAAATAAGGTTGTAATGCCTTCTTGGGAATTACAAGACGATTATTGTTTTGTTCTTTTTTATTATACGGCTTCAGTTTTCGTGTAGAAATAAGTTCATAGAAACGTTCTACTGAATCAGCACCCTCGACTCGTAATTTATAAACTTGTTTATCCGTACCTTCGTATATTTTGGGATTCTGAATGGACTTTGTAGTATGAATACCTAACCTGAGCAAGAGTTCCTGAAGCCCATCAATAAGTTCTTTGGAGATAAGTGCTATACCAATATCTGGAAGAGAGGCACGTCCTTTGATAGATACATAACCATCTGTATTCCACCATATACGAATATAATCTTGAAGTTGTTCTTTTGTTAGTTTAAAAATAAGGGGCGGATGAAACTTAATATCAGATTTTTTACCCATTAATTTTAAATCGATCAACCATTGTTTTAAGGGATTTAAATGTTCGTGTTCTACACCATATTTAAAGCATACGGCAAATTGCCCTATAATATTATACTCTCTTAATTCCAAAGTATCATTAAAAGATTGTATATTACAATTTAATTCATCTGAATTATCTTTTTCAATATTTGTATATTTTATTGATTTCGTCGATAATCCTCCTTCGGCCAGAAGATGTGCCAATATTATATACTCGTGATCTGGCACAGTTTTTTCTATTGGAAGTGCCGATGAGTTATTCCGCGATAATCCAATTAAATCTCCTACCTTCAGATCTCTTGCTTCGGTCCATTTTGGATTTAATGTCCAGAATGGATGTTCGGCTGTTACTTCAGCTATACGACCTGTACGAGTTTTGATAGTATAGATTGGTTTCTTACCATTATCTTCAACATCTTTTATTTTGTTAACAACTATTTTTTGAGTTTCTTCATCGAGGGAAAGTAATTCATCTCCGGCTTTCAAATCTTTTATATATTTTTTTTCTCCAGTAGCTAAATAAATTTGTGAAGAATCGCGGAGACATTTGGCTACCTGGCGGCTCGTGTGGAGAACTATTTCTGGTGAGTCGATGTTATAAATAATTCTCATATGAGGATAGTCCTCAAGTGAGAAAGGTTTGAAGTTCAGATAACAGAACTTCTCTACAAAATCAGACATCGTGGTTGTTAATGAAGTAGCCAATTTAACCAAACTTTCTTTGATCTCTGCATTTGAATATACAAACTTATTTTGTTAAGATGTTGGGCGCCAAAGATTCGCAATCTCCATACGGTCTTAAGTGTTGAAAGTATATCGGGGACTTTACAACTAGCAGTTTTGGCAAAATAACTAGCCCAGGTAACTTCTGGGGATACTACAATAGGAATATCATTGGCTGTGGCGTCGGCAGATATAATATTAAAGCTCTCTGTAAAACTTACTTGCATAACGATATCCATAGTTCTAAGGAGTTTTATAAATTCATTATGTACCAGCCATCCGTGTGTGACTAATTGATGAGGAGCATTATTCTCAAATAGATTAACAAGATTTTTAAAATTTGGCTCGCCCATCTGCTCAACACGAGCATGGTTTACATGAAAACGTAAGGGCTTATTTATAAACTGAGCAAATTTTATAGCGGCTGTCGCCTGGGCCAGATGATTCTTGAATGGACGGATCGCACCAAAGCAACCTATATTCAGAACTGTCGGATCCGTTTTTCCGGGGTTATAGCTAAACGGATCCACTTCATAATAATTGGGAAGAAGAGCTACATCTCTTGGCAATAACTCCCCCAGATCATTTATTAGTCTAATACTATTAGCCGCAATATATACATTAGAATATTTATGATATTCATATATCCATTGTGCGGCTATCCCTTCATTGGCGAGGAATGGCACCTCACTATGTATGCGTATCACCCACTGTACCCGAGGATGTAGTTTTGCCAGAATGGCGAACTTTTCCGGAACTACCCAGAGTGCCTCAATGATCACTATATCTGGTTTGAAAGTATGCACCGCTTTATCTATGTCATTATTATCCGTGGCATTGAAAAGACTGGCGGCTACACCATTCTTTTTCAACATTTCCACTACCAGCCGGGCGGAATTATGTAATCCGGACGAAACCAATACATCCTGATGTCCGTGTGACGTATGTCTCTTTTTACAAATGAAAAGTATTCTTTTTTTATGCGTCATACTACATCCTTAATAGATTATTGTACACATTTGAATGAAGCGCTCTCAGCCCTAAGTTTAGGGCCCGGGCCGGTAACTGTTTCAATATCTTAGTCGCCTTCGGAACAATTCCCGTATTATGTAGTGCATACCCCGCCATGTTATGAAGAGATGCACCCGCTGCTATTGCCTCGGTTGTTCCTGGAGGACCTGCTATCCCCGCAGCTCCGGCAACCAGATATTTAGCACGATTAATTTGTTTCAATCCTGTTTTTGTGTCTGCCCAGTGTTCGGCACGAACTACGTAATCCTTGGAAGGTTTTAACATACGGGCTCCGGCTTGATATGCCCTGGTAGACTTTACCATCGGAACCATTTTTTCTGCATGCGATATCGCTAGATCTATATCTCCTATTCCGGTACGGTAGTGCAGTATGTTGGAAGGCGTATCAATATTTTTCTTGATAATCTCCTCCGGAAGTTTCGCCAGTGCTGTTGTTTTATTTTTTATTTTGCTCATTACTGCTTTAGCTTTCTGTGTCATGCTAAGTAAACCTTCTCATTGTATTTATTACAAGTAATAGTGCTCCAGGAGATGATACATTAAAAAGAAGAAATATCAGAGACCGGCGAAATAGATATTTATGCGGATGTTCCGGCTTTCTGGCTATGCGTATTTTTCGCCATCTTCTGGTGAAGTTATGAAATTTCATTATAATCCAAAATTACTAAAATTCTCAGTAACTTCTTTTCGAATCGGGCGTATAGCAGCTCCTAATTCTCTAGCTTCTGCTGCTCTAGGTGACAGCATAAGACGTTTGGCCCAATTAAGAGTTTTTGAGCCTGCACCAATATTCATACCTTTTTCTATCTGATGTTTCAAAAACTTTCTCCCCAGACTGGAAGTTCCTATACCCTGTCTTAAAGCATTGACTCCTAACTGTGCTGCAGCTTCTGGGGATGCTATAGCTGCAGCTGCTCCAATAGCTCCGTGGGTAATATTTTGAAGAACAGAAGGCTTAGATTCAAAAGGAACCGTTTTAATTTTGCCTAATAGTTTATCTATAAACTTATTTGTATCTCCAGTAACCGCCCTATGGGCTACATCAGTTACTGTGATTTTTTTAGTGAAATTACGTAGGGCCTTTACTTCCTCTGGATGTTGTGCAACTATAGCAGGAACTTTAGAAAACTGATTTGCTGCGGCAGAAATCTCCGGAGTTTGTATAACTTTAGCAGCTTGCCGTCCTATTCTATTTGCAATTTGATAGTCGGCAGTAAATTCAGGACCGGCACCGTATGTTAATGCACGAAATAGTCCATGTGCCATTTTTTTATCCTGCATGCCATGCTGGAATCCCGCCCTAGACATCGATGCAAGCGCTTTTCGCCCAGTTTGACTTTTCATAAATAGATTAGATGCAATATTTTGTCCCACATGAAGTGCGGCGCCGCCTAATGCAAATCCCATAACTTCGTTTGCTAGGCCGGCATCAACGAAAGCTTTTTTATCTAATCCGAGTCGCTGGTCAATTGCCGCCTGAGTATCGGATGCAATCGGGAGCTTTGTTCGAAGACGTTTGTACCAGTCGGTAAAATGTTCATTTGTAGCCCCTTTGGTTTTTTGTACTGAATACCAATCTGCCACCGCCTCCATCCGGTACTTAAGTGGGACAGTTGATTGATCAAGACCCAGGGCACGATAATGATGAAGATTGCCGGGAGCGTGGTAATGATGTTGAACGGCGGTTCTCCAATTTTTGAATGTTTCAGGATCTCTCGTACCAGTAATACCCTTCGGACCAGCGAACCAGTTGCGGTAGGGCCCAAACTCTGCAGGAGAAAGTTTAGATAGATCATGTTTAAAGGCTTGTCCCCAACCCAATCCCATTCCCCGCATAGGAGGTATGACATTATATTTGTGCTTGGCCAGATATGTCCCATAGGTTAGATTTTCTTTTATTTTTGGGCCCGCTGAAAAACCAATGCCGGCCCCAATCACACCTGCTATGACAAGCGGCTTTATAGACGCTTTTTTCTCGTGGTGTTTTTTTAATGCCCGTGCACCTAAATAAGCTGCGGCTCCAGCTAAAGCAATAGACTGAATGGGCCTTTGATATACTGCTTGCATTGGACCTGCGATAACTCCAACTGTACGCGCCGCGGTACGTCTTAGTTTAGGGGGTAACCCCTTAAATTCTTTAATCCTAGCAACTCCAGATGTGAAAGCTGCAGTTTCCTCGGCAATGTTCATTGGAAGAAAATCATAATACTTCAAGGAAGCTTTATTTTGTGAAGAACGGATAGCATGTGTTAATTCATGGCGTAAAATTTGTGACTTGAGCTCAGGACTTAGCCCCGTTCTTAAGCGAATAGTATTAGCCTCAGTATCATATTCTCCATAATGTTTAGCACTGGAAAGACCCCCTTCTATTATCTTTGGTCGTTTGAATCCTTTGGGCCAATCAGCGATCTTCTCAAGTATATAATTAGATTTCTGTGAGGTCAACATGACTTCCTTTCAAAGGAGTTATTCGTTCGTCATAGAAATCAATCATATCTTTAAAGAGTTTTCCATACTTACTGTGCTCAATCATCTTATAGACAATGTTCCATTCTTGGAGGGCGGGCGTTCCTGCACCAAAGCGATATGCAGCTTTTCTCCCATCCTCAACTTGTTTGAAGAATACTGCCAAATCGGTGTGAATGATATCTGCCGCTCCTTGATCTCCCCTGCGTAATGCTTCTTGGGCCAGGTCCTCTTTTGTCTCAATCATGGATAAGAGCATTTTTCCATATGCTATTTCACGTTCATATTTTGTGGTAGGATCTCCAATACGATCAAAGGGTATGGGCAACTTAGACCATTTACCCTGAAGAATATCATATGAACCCAGGGAATTGCTCCAATCATCTTCGGGAGTATACTCTTGGAAAAAGAAGTTAATCGGATTAGTCGTGCCTGGATAGAGATTGTTAAGATTGTTGAACTTCTTGAATATGGAATGCCACTTCTCAAAAGTCTCCCCCTTTTGAGCTATTATGTTTACATCAATATCAGTATCTTTGCCATATTGATAAGATACACTAGAGCCAATCATATGCATGCCAAATACCTTGTTCATAGGAAAGATTTTCTCAAGAAGAGTAATAAGATACTCCTTTACTTCTGGTTTTAAAATCTTTCCCGGAAGCCAAAGGTCTGGGTCAAGATAAGGTTTGGGTTGATCAAATAAAGACATTATGGTGCTCCTCCAAGTAACTCTTGCGTCTGTATACGTTCGGTTAGGACAGGGCTCATTCCATTACTGTTCTTCTTCAGTTTCTCAAGAACTGATTCTGCCCTCGGACTTCTAGTAATACGACCGGAACCTTTTCCCGAGAAACGGGCTTCGTCTGAATAAGACTGGTTCCTCATGTCCGAATCGTGATCAAGATTTCCGGGAATCTCCTCTAAAGGCTGATTCATGAGAGAAGAGTCTTTCTATTTCTTTTGTAGATGTCCATTTCTAATGAAGCTCCCTTGGAGAGAACATCCACTCTTGGATCTTCCTTCCATAGTTCAGGTCCGGGGCCTTTAGCTCTACCTGGAGTGAAGAGATCGGTGAGAACCAGGTTCTTATCGACCATGCCTTGTTTCTGAAACTTAATAGGAGAAAGTGCTCCAAGTCCAGCTGCAAGAATGGTGCCTCCTACCATTACAGGTGTTTTAGTCTTTGTATGCGATAGTGCATCGTATAATTTATTTCCTATTATGGTACTTCCGCCAAATGTAGCTGCTGATACGGCACGTTCTTTTTTAGTATATGTTCCTTGTTTCTTAAAATACTCTATTTGCTGGAGACGGTGTTTGGCCTCTCCCTCGGAATTGTAAGTACCCATGTGTTTTCCCGAATGAGAGTAGACTACATACTTTCCACCTTCGTGGCGGATGAATGAGGTCTTTTCCAAAGTTCCCCCTTTGGAGAATCCAGCGCCCGGCAGTCTTCTAGATTTAATAAGTATATCATCCTTATTCATCTTACTGCCGGCACCCTTTATTTCGTAGGATAGCTTTCCGGTAAGAGGGTCATGTATTATTTTCCAAAATACCCCATTTTCCCCGCCAGCCTTTGGAACATTTTTTAACAGAGGTTTAGGAATCCTAAAATTAATCCTCATACTCTTCTTTTCCATCTTCTTCAGCTTCTCATAATAATGGGGATCTTCCGTTAGATGGTCCATGGCTATCTCTTTTCTGAGTGCCATATTGGAAGTGTGTTCGCTTTCAACTTCAGCGCCTGCTTTTATCGACTTAGGATCGAAATCCTTCTCAGTCTTCCCTGCTTTTTCAGCGAGGCCGCCTTTTAGGGACGCACCTTTAAAGTAATTAATGAACTCACGCGAACGATTTGAGGCAGCAGCTTCAGCGTATGGATTCCTCATGAAACGATATCCGTGCTGTAGATCCTGGATTTCTGCTACGGTACGATCGACGACTCCTGCTGTCTTAGAAGCGTCAAGTTTTGCCCGAATAGATTTAAAATCTTCTGCCATGTGTATCGGCGTAGATACCAAACTGGTACCCTTAGGATTATTGCCCAGTAATTTCATAGCCTTGTTTGTTGGTGCAGTTACCCCATGAGTTAGGGTTTCTGCCAATCCTTTAGCTGCTTTTGGAATTATATCTCCCACAAACGTGGCGAGTTTTGTTGAGTTGGCGATAGCTTTGATAGCCCCTGGAATTTCAGGATAAGGTATTGAAGGTGCCCGTCCCAGAGATCTCTTCATCAATGGTGCAAGTAATGCAGCAACTTTTGGATGGCGCATTTCTCCCGCACGGGGACCTGTAGTTTGCCCTATGGGTTTGCTCCGGATATGTCCTTCGGTCATTGGAGTTACTTGGGGAGGAGGAGTTTTAGATACTGCTTTGGGAACTCCTCTCGATGTTTCCATTACATTTCCAGTGAGTTTGGTTACGGCTGCAAGTTCGGCACTTGCCGGCTTGGCAACACCTACCACGCCCTCTACTATATTGGCTGCCGTTTCGGGCGTTATCGCTACTGATAGTTTTCTCATTAGTCATCACTTTCTATATTCTTTACAGGTCCATCTTGGTTCATAAGAGCATCCAGATTGGGGATAGATTCATTTGTTGGTGGAGGGAGTTCAATGTGTAGTTCAGAGATATTGATTATCTGCTGTTTAGGATCCGGTCTCGATTCCTGATTACTCAGCGTTATCTTCAATTGGGAAATAAGGCTCTGCGCATCGGCGTCCTTATCCTTGATCCCCTCTAAACGATCGGATATCTTCACAGCCAGAGAAGCATACTTCTGTGCATCATCTGGACGATTTTTTTGAAATCGTTTGAAGTATCGATATGAATCATTGAACATGTCATGAAGAAGATCAGGTACCGATAGATCAGGGTCAGTTCCCAGCCCAATTTCCCAGATAAGTTGCGCTCGGTCTTCCTTAAGTGCAAGTTTATATTGTTTCCTTAACTCCAGGTCTACTATCTGATCACTGAACAATTCTTTATCCGTATATGTCCATCCATCGTAATTAGCAAAGAATTGGAAGTATGCCTGGAAATCTTCGGTCTCATATGAGATGTTATATTTGGCATTGAGGATAAGTTCAATGTCGTCCTTGGTTATCCCCGCAAAGGAGAGAAGATGCATATACTTCATCATGCGAGGATCTTCCAATATACGGAAGGCACCCTCGCAACCGCGAAGAGAAAGATCGGTAGGTTTCTTCCAACGAAAATAAAACATGGGAGATAGACCAACATCCTTTACCCAATCTGGGTCTGCCTCTATTTCACTTGTGAAGTACTCAGGGTTGGTATTGACTAATTCATCGTGAATGGCGATGAGTTCTTTATCCTTCGGAATTTGAATCTTTCTATTAGTGAGGTCCTCAACAAATAGGGGGGAAGAGATCTTCCCCGCCATGAGAACCTCCATATATTTTCTCTCAGGAATTCTTATTACCATAGTTTTTTAGGATGCTTTCTAGGTCTCCTATGTAGGCCTGCCCTTTGGCGCATAGTGATCATACTGTTTATTTTTTTATATATCTCGGGAAATGTTACTCCCGGGATATCCCTGCTGGGCATGCGTCTTAACCAACGATTATTTTCAATAACCGTAGATACGTACTTTTCATTAAGAAGTGGTGTATCCAGTTGAGCTACTATTTCCTTAACTGTTTTCCTCTCCTTATAATGAAGATTCCATATGGATTCTGAATAATACATTATTATACGATTTTTAGGGCATTAGATCAAGTACGACGTTTTTTCTTCCGAGTAACAACGCTGCTCCGCTTGGCCACTCGGGGACCTCCACGATCGTCCAACCGTTCAAGAAGGTTATCGGGACCGAATATTTGCACACCGAAACCCACTCGGGGGAAAAGGGGTGCGAGAATATCTTTTCGTCCAATGGTTTTGCGAAGCTGTAGTATTTGCTTATTGCGTTCATCGAGGAACTCCAAAAATTCGGGTAGAGTTTTCTGTCCCTTGAGGGAGTTGCAGGTCGGGCACACAAGTTCTAAATTCTCTACCCCGTGAATGTTTCCGTTATAATGCTTATGTGCCGTTCGAGGTATTTTATGATCGATAGTAATTCCCTCGAAGGTTGTTGCCATTCCGCAGGTTTCACATGCAATATAATTCCCGGGCAGAAGTAATTTTCTTATTCTATTGTAAAGCCATTCTGGGGTGAGATTAGTGCGTGCCCGCATTCTCTCTATTTCATCCCTGAATCTTATTGCTTTGCTTTTAGCAAGCCCTTTTAGTGTTAATCGTGTTACGGTTAAAGACATAGAACCTTTCTAACTTGTCCCTGCGTAAAATCAAATGCTTCTAGCAATTCTGGTGCTGTAGAAGCCTGGCGGAAAAACAAATGCCACTCATCATCTTTATATACAAAGTCGTCCCAGTTCTTGTACATCTTCGCGGCGAGGAAATGAAAAAATACAAATTTAAGCGCTTCATTCTTATCTACTATCTTTTCAATTCCATTGTCTATGAAGATAAGAGTCTTGCCCACTAGTTTACTAACAAATTCCATAAACTTTTCGCGATTATACAAGTGACCCTTATATGCAGAAGCAATTCCAGGAGTATTCACTCCTGATGGAGTGTGGAGTAGTGGATGAGGCTGAAATGGATATGGCGATCCAGTAGACCAGGGCCCACCAGGCGTATTGAGTATACTGTTAGGATTGTTGATATACTGAGACGATCCAAAAACATTGCTGGTGATGTTACTAGTGGTGGAGAATCCGCCCAATATTTTTTGGGTTGTCACCATCCCAGAAAAAGTTATAAGCGGACCCGTCGGATAATACTTCTGATACGTATCCATATTATTTTCTTTTGAATATGCGAGGTTGGTTCTCGCTTAACCATTCATTTCGAATATAATCGTACCACGTTATATCGAACTCAAAATTACATTTCTTGCATTTCATATGATCTACGATTTCGGCATTTTCCCCTTCGCCAGTTTTTCCAATTGTATTATAGAAGAACGCCGTACTTGTGCAACCTGGATGAAATAATGTCATAACTGTTGTTGTTTTAATGTGAATAAATTTGGCCATGAGGTGACTATGGTATAAGAATCTGATGAGTGGAAAGTCGTACTTCTCCATTCATCCAGATGTATCCTCAAACCAGGTTTGTATTTTCCTAGTGCATATAAATAGTTCCAGGCAAGTTGTGAACAGATATTTCCGCCCGGGAACCAATTATGTTGTTTACGAATATCTTTATGTAGAATTGCTTCCACATAGAATCGATATATGAACCACGGTATCTCCATAAAGCCATAATCGCTAGCTGCATATTTTAAATAAGTTTCATTTAATGCTTCTTCGATCTGAGCATCTGTAAATCCTATAGGTTCAAATACCCAATATTTTGTGTCTTTCGTATGTTGAGAGAATGGATCAATCGTTGTACAGAGATATGCCTCTAGAACCGAATCCTGCCCAGCCTGGGGAAACCACGCTATGGCGGTATGGGTCTTGTCGCCTCGATTGAATTTCTTTGGGGAAACATGTTCAATCCATTCATGGGTAAATAGCTTCTGTCCAATGGAGAGAATATCTTTTTTCTTGTTGGAGAATATTAGTATAGATCCGGGTTTTAAAGGCATGTTAAGGGCCCTCCTGTAGATATGATAGGGAAAAGGATGGCTAAATTCAAGAGGTATCCCGACATATTGTCGGGTTTAATGTCGGGATTATTATACGAAATTCCCGGACCAAAGTCAAGTTTTTTGAGGTATAAGAATTCAATACAAAGGAGGGCTGTATGTCGCTTTTTTTAGTAACCAAAAAAGGGGATTCCAAGAAGACTTTTGGGGTATATAAAGTCTTCACCCCGGAAACAGGTCTGGGTCTAGACGCCGATCCAAATGATCTACAATTTCTAATCTGGGACGAGGATTGGAAAATCGTACATGCTCAAGACTATGAACCAGAAGAATTTGATATGTTCAACGTACCGGAAGAGGATTAACTTTATGTCAACGGGAGACTTTCCGTACACACAATATGATGCGGATGTTCTATTTGAGTTTATACGAAAGATGGGCGCTGCCCCTTCTCTTGGAAAGTCAGGCAGCACAATACTTCCGCCATATACTCCAAAAGATGAAGAGGAGCCTGTCACATGGGACGCCGCCACTCTTCAGGATGTTCTTGAACGATTAAGGCGACTGGAACATATTACATCAATCATTCTTTTAGCAGGAGGTATCAATGTCGCTGGGAGTGGGAACAATAGTAAGACTGAAGGTACCGTGCCTGGGCAATGATGCCGGTGCACGAGGTTATGTTTTCAATAATTATGGAGATGGTTGCCAGGTGATTTTCCCCAATGGGGAGTATGATGGTTTTGGCGATCGCCCTGATTCGGAAGAAGTAAATGTCTTCCTTGATGTTGTAGGAAAATCGGATCTACCTTATAATTTTACAAACGTGATGAGATTATCGCGTGACTTTGATAATCACTATTTCAAGGAGGTCTTCGAATGAATCGTTGGTATAGATCCACACATGATAGAGTATTCTCCGGATTATGTGGAGGTCTGTCGCGACTTATAGATATAGATCCAACACTTGTGCGACTTATTGCCATACTCATTATGGTTGGTGTAGGAATATTTCCTTTCCTCATAGGATATCTCTTCCTAACCTGGACTGTCCCCGAAGATCCCTATGGATACTAAGGATGCGGTTGAGGAGATGAAGAAGTACTTCGCCCGGGAAAAGAAGAAAGATGGCTGGACTATAAAGGAGATTGCCAAAGAACTCAACATAACTCAAACTGAAGTAAAAGAACTACTGAAGGAGAAACCATGAGGATAGGAATAACTCGAAAATGGAGATTCAGAAATGGCTGGTCCTGGTCTCGCGAGAATACTGAGACTTACATCAGGTGGTTTCAATTCGGCTTTTTTATTATTGAGTTCACGCTTAAAGGAGATATAAATATATGAGTGATAAGGAAATAAAGGATCTCTGGTTAGATATTGTTTTAGGAAAGGGGAACCATGGAAGCTTTCTCGTATCATTTGGAGAAACGCTTCTCAAGGCAGATGCCGAGAATTTCCAGCTCCTCAAACCAATAGCTCTCATACTCATGGAGAAATATTCACTGGAATAAGGAAACATATGCAGGAGATTACATCATTCACGGATAAGTTTCGATTCCTTTCCAACTTCTATCCCGCTCCTGTGGAGTTCGAGGTGGCAGTATACCCCACTGTCGAACATGCCTATCAAGCGGCTAAGACTCAGGATCCCACAATTCGGGCAGAAATATGTAATGCGCCTACTCCTGGAAAAGCGAAGAGAATGGGCTTCGCCATAAAACTCCGAGAAAATTGGACGGAGATCAATGGCGAAATCATGCTGGAACTCCTCTACAAGAAATTTAATATTCCCGCACTAGGTGAACTACTTCTTAATACCGGAGATGCTCAGCTTATTGAAGGGAATGATTGGGGAGATACGTACTGGGGGAAGGTACGTGGAGAGGATGGAAAATGGGAAGGTTCTAATCTTCTTGGAAAATTGCTCGAGTTGGTGCGTGAAGACATGCGTCAATTATACTCAACCACAATTCATTAAAGGGGACTCTATGAAAAATATAGTTACTACAATAATCTTTCTGCTACTCTATACGGGAATGCTTTATTCTCAAGCACCCGTGTGTGTTTCGGAAGCTACACATGCCATTAAGAATGCAGGCCTCTCAGGATCGATATACTCATTCGACGTACATTCTCAACTGAATACAGGAGAGATGAAAGTCGAAGGGGGTATTTTCAAGTTCCATTATAATTCGTCGGCTCTATCTCTTCCCGAAGTTCTTCCCATGGGAAGATATGTAGGCTACTCGACTCAGGCAATTCGCTCGGGGGATACTCTCACTGTTACTCTTACTTCTGGAGGAACAGCTGTATGGATCTCTCATGTTGAGGATCCTCTATTTCGAGTAAGGTTCTCCATCACCAATCCTTCCGCCACTGGACAACTCTACTGGATAAGGAAAGGCGGCTTTCCAGGAATAGTTAATCATTTCTGTGGAGGAGACGATTCCGTTCTTCCTGTTCAACTCACGCAATTCACGGGGGAATTCGATGGAACAAAAGTCACACTTAACTGGATCACTGCAAGCGAGGTGAACAATTTCGGCTTCTATATTGAAAAAAGTTCTTCTGGAATTGAGAGATGGTTTAATATTGGATTTGTTGGGGGTCACGGAACCACCGTCTCTCCACACTCCTATAGCTTTTCATATGATACTCGAGTTTCATCGGAAGCCTATCGTCTCCGTCAACTAGACTTGGACGGATCCTACCAATACTCGGATAATGTACTTCCGAGAAACATCGGTATTAGCGGGGTTACAGATTCTGCAGCGCCTATAGGGAAAACAGCGCTTCATCAGAACTTCCCGAATCCGTTCAATCCGGAGACGCAAATTTTGTTCGTGGTCGATAAACCCGGACCCATTTCTCTCAGGGTATATGATCTCATGGGGAAAGAGGTAGCCGTGCTTGTAAATGAATTCCGAAAAGAAGGGACATATACAGAGCGTTTCAAAGGTGAGGGACTTTCTTCAGGTACTTACATTTATACACTGCAAACGGCAGAAGGTCGACTCGTGAGGAGAATGGTGTTAGTAAAGTAATTATTTAAAAGGAAAATAGATGGAAAAAGATGCAAAAGCAACAGTACCTCTACTGGATATTAAAGTAGGCGAACGCTTCATGCTGCAGAACGTTGAGTATGAACGCGTTGGAGATAAGGTAGAGGACGGAACAATATACTGTAAGGACATAAAGAACGGTGGAGCAGGTCTATTATCCGCCGAACATAAAGTGGTAAGGAAGTAACGATCCTTAAGGGTGCTCGGCTTGTATCACCGAGCACTCACAGGGTCATGCAGCGGCAAGAATACTAATCTATACGTGTGACGGTGACCGTCAAACTATTTAGATGCCCCCGTACTTGCCGACGTTTCACATACATCAACAGGAACATCTTACATGAACAGACGTAGCTTTTTCGGTTTTATTTTTTGTTTTTTTATTTTTACTTACCAGAGTTTCTCAGGATCATGGTATACATCTCCTACGGGAAATGGTAATGGAAGTATCGGGAATCCCTGGTCCCTCCAGACTGCGCTAAATCATCCGGCCTCGGTTCAACCTGGAGATACTATATGGCTTCGGGGAGGAACATATCGTGGTTACTTCAAAAGTTTTCTCAAAGGAACATCTAGCAAACCAATTATTGTGCGGGAATATCCCAGGGAACATGCAACCATAGATGGCGGGAATTCCCAGCAGGAAGACATCCTCAGAGTCAACGGTAATTACACATGGTATTGGGGATTTGAAATTTTTAGTTCTGACCCCGTGCGCTATACCTCGGAGACAGGCTCGTTTCCTTCGTGGCAGTCGATGGGTCGTGGGCAGTGCATCAATGTTGGAAATGATCCAGGCAATCCAACCTTCGGAAACAAGTTCATCAACCTGGTACTTCATGACGGCTTCAACGGCTTTGGGGCGTGGGTCCCTTCCGGAACAGAAGTGTATGGATGCCTTTCCTATAATAATGGATGGGTTGCTCCCGATCGGCCGCATGGACACAATGTGTACACTCAAAATGAAACGGGAAGTGAACGAACGTTCATCGAGAATATCATATGGGGTGCATTTGAAAATAATGTGCAGGCATATGGTACGCGATACACTGATGATCTATACTTCGAGAAAAATATCTCGTTCATGTCCGGTGGAGATGGAAGATGTCTACTAATCGGAGGAGGCGGTGTTAGCCACAATGCTATTCTTAAGG